CTGGAAAATCGCGTAAAAACCGAGTAGCATAAGTCGTTTTCCCTGCTCCTGGTTTACCGTAAAATTTAATACAGTATGGATCTGGTCGTGTTTTCATTTCTGATGTTCGTCGCTCCGCTTCTCTTGTAACTCGTAAAAGTACTTGGTGTGCCATATTAAAATTTTGCCGTTGAGCTATGCTGAAATCTGCTGTTCCTAATTGATGTGCTTCTGCTGTTAATTCTGTGATATTATCACGATCAAATTCGCTAAGAATATAATTCGGGTTAGCCAATCGCACTTCCAAATCTCGTGCTTTTTCTAAAAATTTTGAAACTCGCGCATTAGTGTTAAAGTCTTGGCCAGTAAAAATGTAATAACCTTTCTCCATAATCCATGAGAACAGATCAAAAACCAATTTTATTAATCCGGCTACACTTTTACATGCGTTAACAAGACGTCCAGCAGTACAAATATCAGCTATCTCTTTCTTAAAATATTGATTAAATTTGGCAAGAGCCATAAATGGCATAGCTGCAAAAGACGAAATTGTATTGAGTAGAGTCCAAGTACTTTGTACTGAGCCGAGGATTTCCTCCCCATCTGCTCCGGCAATGCAATCTTTAAGAATCATGGTGTCTCCAGTAGCTTTCGAATAAATAGGAGCGACCAATCCCTTAAAGAATCCAATAACTGCATCCTTTAGTTTCTTTGGCCATTTCACTGATATTAACATGTGTGTAATTTCGATGATAAAGTCCATCACTGTATGTGCTTTAACTATATGTCTCAAATGTAACATAAGGTTCATAACGTTAGCCAAAGCATTACTTTCACTAAACGATTCCATAGATAGTGTTGCTACTTGGCCTTTTAAGTCTCCGATAACTTTAGTGACCTTATCTTGAGCAATAACTACTTCACGTTCAATACTTTGTCTGAGATGTTGAGTACTACTATCAATACTATCTTTTACTTTCAGATCAAAATTACGATGCGCTGTTTGGAGTGTCTGTCCTGCAACAATTGATGCATTTACACACTTTTCTTCTGCTGTGTTCATAATACTCTGGGCACTCAATGTAGTGTGATCTACTGTTCGTCGATAATCCACCAACAACTCAGTAGTTTTCTCCATACTGTATTGCAAAACGTCTTTAATCACTGTAGCTGAATGTTGTATCTCTTGAGTTGCTGATTGAGCTACCATAGCAGTACTATCACACATAAGATCTACTTCATGTCGCATACTTGTTGCTGTCTGCACTACCGGACTTAACGAAGCTGCTAAATATCTAGATACAAAATTATCTTGTCGTGCCTGGTCTGTTTGCGTTGCTGATGTAGTCATTTCTGTATCTATATCAACGAGCCTCTCGCTGAGATCACTCTCAGAGCTAGGCTCTACCGACCGAAAATCCGTCGTTTCTGATGATATTAAGTCTGTACCCTCCGCTTCTAACATATATCCCGGAGGTATATGTAGTTGCGTAAAGCCACACGCTCCACTATCTTTTTCCATCTGATCAATAACTACAACGTTGCAGTCTTGTTCACCAGTCCAATATAAAGTATCATCTTCACATACTGGTTGGCTCCAACATGGTCCCATTTGATCTTCTACTATCATCTTAGGAGTTGGAATTGGTATCGGTGTTTCAGACAGTATAGTCGTTCCAGACGTAGCATGTTCAAAACGTCCGCGTCCGGTTCTCCAAGGCATCCACTGTGTGGCATACCAGTTATACAAACAATAATCATCTTCCCCACAAATCGCATACATATACTGCATCTTCATCGGAAGTGGTGGTTTATTATATCCTGTCTGATCCATGATAAAAGTTCTTATAGCAAGATCTGAAATATAAAACGAGTTCTTCACCGTCGTACAATCTAGTCGGTAAGTGCTCAGATGGTTAAGAGCACTCTGCCATTTAACATTATACTCCATGATATTAACTTTATCGAGTTGTTGATAGGATGCTC